CAAGACTCTCAGCGAGGGCGCCGATGTGCCTTTCAAGCTCAACCATGACGGTATGACGCTGGCGCGCACGAAGTCGGGCACCATGCGGCTTAGCGAGGACTCGACAGGGCTCCACGTTGAGGCGGACCTAGATCCCGCCAATGGCCAGGTGCGCGACATTCGCAGCGCGATGGACCGGGGCGATCTCGACGAGATGAGCTTCGCTTTCCGCGTAACGCGGCAGGAGTGGTCGCCGGACTACTCGCAGCGAGACATCACTGAGGTCAACCTGAACAAGGGCGACGTCTCGATCGTCAACTACGGCGCCAACCCGCACACCGCTGGCCTCACCTCGCTGCGCTCTGCGCTGACTGATGGGCGCATTCCCGCTGATCGTCTTGCCGAGATCCTTCGCGACGTCCCAGGTCTGCCCGAGCTGCTTGCGGCCACGCCTGCTGCGACCGAGCCCCGCGCCGATGACATTGCCCTGTACGAAGCGCGCTTGCGCGCCCTCAAGCTCTGACCAGCGTGTGAATTAGCACGCTGCTACGCCTGCCCGGTTTACGCCGGAGCCTACGCCGGACCGCTAGCTCCACGCGGCACCACCTAGGCCACCACCTAACGCACATGTGGTGGGCGATTCCCCAAGAATCGAACCTAGAAGGGTCCCTAATGGACAAGCGAAAGCTGATTGCCGATCTGGTCGCCAAGCGCTCCGCCAAGCGTGCTGAGCTTGACGGCATCCTTGCTGAGGCTCGCTCCGCTGAAGGTGGCAGCCTGACTGACGAGCAGCGCACTGCGTTCGACGCCGGTGAGTCCGAGATTCGCGCGCTGGACGCCCGTGTTACCGAGCTCGACGAGCAGGTTCGCGCGGACGAGGCTGCGGCTGAGATGGCCAAGCGCTACGCTCCGAAGCCTGGTGAGGGTGTCACCAGCGAGCCGGAGGTTTACCGCTCTGGTCTCGGCGGCAATTCCTACTTCCGCGACATGTGGAACGCTCGCCAGAACGGCGACACTACGGCCATGGATCGGCTGGTCCGGAACAACCGGGGGCGTGCCGCTGAGGCCCGTGCGTTGACCACGGTCAACGGTGCGGGCGGTGAGTTCGTCCCTCCGCTGTGGCTGGAAAAGCAGTTTGTCAAGCTTGCGCGGGCGGGTCGCATTACCGGCAACCTGGTCCCCACTCAGGAGCTCCCCGCTGGCACCGACTCAATCAACGTTCCGAAGGTTTCGACCGGCACCGCTGTTGCCGTGCAGGGCACGCAGAACACGGCCGTTCAGCAGACGGACCTTGCCACCACGTCGATTTCGTCCAGCGTGACGACCATCGCGGGCGGTCAGACCGTTTCGCTTCAGCTGATCGAACAGTCTCCGCTGAACGTTGATGACGTGATCCTGTCGGACCTTGCTGCGGCTTACGCTGCGCAGTACAACACCCTGGTCCTCAGCGGCTCCGGCACTGGCGGTAACCCGACCGGCATTCTGACGCTTTCCGGCACCAACGCGATTACGTACACCAGCGGTTCGCCTACGGTCGCGCTGCTGTACTCGCAGATTGCCAACGCGATTCAGACGGTTCACACGAACCGTTTCCTTCCGCCGGATACGATCATCATGCACCCGCGCCGCTGGGCGTACCTACTTGCGGCTTCCGACTCGACCGGCCGTCCGCTGGTGACTCCGTCGGCCAACAGCCCGATGAATGCCGTTGGTAACCAGGGCGAGGTTGCCGCACAGGGATTCGTGGGCACCCTTCAGGGTCTGCCCGTGTTTGTCGATGCGCTGCTCCCGACCAACCTGGGCGCAGGTACCAACCAGGACCCGATCATCGTGGCTCGCATGGCCGACCTGATGGCCTGGGAGGGCACTGTCAAGGCTGAGGCCTTCCCGCAGACCTACGCCAACCAGCTGTCTGTGTTCGTCCGGCTGTACAACTACATGAGTTTCCAGCCTGCGCGCTACCCGAAGTCGATCTCGGTCGTCAACGGAACGGGCCTGGTCGCCCCGACCTTCTAGTCGACCCCGTGACTGCCCGGGGCACTGTGTGAATTAGCACGCTGCCCCGGGCCTTCTGGCCGAGAGGAATACATGAACCCGATCAATTACGCCAACGGGCTGGTTACCGAGCTCGGCTTTGCCCAGCAGGACAAGGACAAGGCGCGCGAGGCTGGCGTACGTGAGCAGCTCGCCTGGGTGTCCGGGCAGCTCGACAAGGTCAACCCCGAGCCCCTCAGCGAGCACACGCGAGAGCTCCTGGTCGGGGCCAAGGCGGCTGTCG